TTGGCCTTCCTCCTGAGTATAAACTACAAATACACGAGGAAATATTTCAATTAATTCTACACTCCAAAGGTGGATTTACATTCGCTGATGCTTATAATCTACCAATATATTTACGTACATTTTATTTAAAAAGACTTCAGAAGTTTTATAAAGTAGAAGCTGATGAACTTAAAAAAGAGATGAATAAATACAAAAAGTGATATTTATTATTGAGTTACAACACTTAATTTTATTCGGAGATAATAATGCCTAAGTATAAAAAAGTTAATGAGGGTATAGTAGACAAATTTATAACCAAAATTTTTACTAGTGTTGGTAAAGGTTTAGAATCACGTACAATAAAAAAATTAGAAAAAACAGATCCCAAATTAGCAAATAAGTTTAAAGACTTACAAAAAACCAAAAAAGAAATAGACGACTACCTAACTAAAAAAGAAAAACAAGCAATAGATAGAGGTGAAAAACCAGAGTTTATGACGAGATTTAAGTAATGGCAATAGATTATAAAAAAAGTGGTAGACGTGATGGAATGAAAGATGATGAATTTGCTAAATCAATGGCAGATGCGAAAGCTTTTTTTGCACAATCTCAAGATATCTATAAAAAATTAGAAAAACAATATGAGAATGTAACCGACAACCTCAAAGAACAAGGTACTTTAGAGGGTATGTTGAACGGTAAAAGACTTGAGGCTCAGATGATGGCCGAGGCTATGAAAAAGGCTCAAGAAGAAGGTAGGGATATAACACAAGATGAAGTAGATAATATAAAAACAAAAGTAGGTGAACAGAAAAAATTTGGTACAGCTATAAACCAAATACTACCTGGTGTTACAGGAATGGCGACAGGCATAGAAAATTCTGCTAGAGGTATGGCAGGTATATTAGGACCTGCATCCATGGCAGTCGCAGTCTTTATTGTATTAGCAAAACTTGCATTAGACTATGGAAAAGCGATAGCAGACACGAGAAAAGAATTAGGTGTATCAGTTGGTACTGCTATAAAGTTAAATACTCAAAATAAAATATTGGGTATGCAAGCTAAATTATATGGTTTAGATATAGAAGATATTAACTCGGCTCAAGCAGCAATAAGACAGGATTTAGGGGCTAGTGTTCATGAAGCAGTTAACCTCAGCTTAAACTTTGCAAGAACAGCTGCAGCTACTGGACAAACTAGTGCACAACTAGGAAAAACACTTGCTGTAATGGAATCAATATCTGGAGCTAGTAGAGATGTTTTATTAAATCAAATTAGAACAAATGCTGCTATGATTGAAGCAGCTGGTATTGCTCCAGCATTAGTTATGCAGGATGTAGCAGAAAATATGGAGTTCTTTGCTGGGTTTGCAAAAGAAGGAGGACAGAATATAATTCAAGCTGGTATTGCTGCTAGAAAACTTGGGTTAGAAATGAGTGCAGTGGCATCAATATCAGAAGGACTATTAGATTTTGAATCTTCTATAGAAGAAGCAATGGAAGCTTCAATGTTACTAGGTAGAGAGATAAATACTGATAAGTTGAGATTACTGAACTTACAAGGTGACCAAGCAGGTGTAATGAAAGAAATAAAAAGACTAGCTGGTTCTGAAGCAGACTTTACTAATATGTTACAACCTCAAAGAATAGCTTTAGCTAAAGCTTTACAAACAAATGTAGAAAATTTATCTAGAATAGTACGTAATCAAGGACCTGCTGCAACAGGAGCTGCAGTCGCCGCAAGTAAAACAGATCCAGGTAGTGATAAAGTTGCTCATGCAATAGGAGTTTCAGGTAAAGAAGGAAATAGATTACTAAGACAAATAAGTGGGAAACTAGACTAATGCCACAATTTATTACAGAAGATGCAGATTTAACAGATATACAATCAAATTTATCTCCACCATATGGACCGTCTAATCCTCCAGTTGGACAGACAACTCCACCATCAAATACAACAAGTACACCAAGTA